TCAATTTTAGTTTTTACCGATGTATCATTAATAGTAGGGTATCGGAATTGAATTTTAATATCATTTCCGATATCTATTAATGTATGATGTTCTGGAAATATAGTGGGCTTAATAGAATCTATATCGACATCAAATGAATATATCTTATTATCCTCTTTATCTCTATATCGTAGGGTCACAACATCATTGACAGATTTGGCTCTAATTTGTAAAAATAGATACTCTACATCAAATATTGGTAGTTTATTGACATCTATAGAACTGTCACCAAGACAATTTGTTAATACTTGTTTAACAGCATTCGCTGTATCTTTTGGATCATTGCTTTCTTGGGCTATAAGAAATATTTTTTCTTCTCTTACAGTAAAGGGTCTAAATTTTACTTTATCTTTTACACTGATCAAAGATGTCTCAAAAGTTGGAGCGGAAATAATTGGAAGAGTCATTTAAAACCTCATTATAGTATGGTAATACCAGTTGCTGGTAAATTTGTTATTTGGGAAGGCTGTTGTGATATCGATAGGTTATTTGTATTAAAATTAACAGGATTAGTTGTGGAGTAGTACGTATACGCAAAAGAAGCTGGAACAAGCACCAAGCTGTCCGTTGCAGCCCATGAAAAATTAATAGGACCGACTGATACAGGGAATATATCTTTAAATGTGGTTGTCATGATCGTTCCGCCATCTTGCCCAAATTGCGTAAGGGTTCCTTGCCCGATATAGCTATCGTGATAGTTTAAGAGCATAGCCCCTGATCCTGAATACGAGGGCATCACTAGATTTATCCAACTTTGTAAAAGTTCTAAAATATTTCCAGATGCATCACAATAAAACATAAGATCTAAGTTGGAAAAATTCGTACCTGTAGCATATGGCATATCAATACCATATCCGAGACGTTTTGTAGAATTAGTTTCGATACGTCTATTTGGCTGTTGGGCAGATGTACATAATAGATTAATACTTTGGGCAGATCCTTTAACACTACTAGGAGGATTTAGCATCATTTCAAAATGGGCTTCTCGTGCCAAACTTTGATTTGTTTGAGATAAGAATGTTTGGATATTGAATGACATTATTTCTTCCTTATGGGTTTAGCAGGTTTCTTTTGTTTCACGGATGACAACATAGCAGCAGAATCCTTCCAAACAGCAGCAGTAGTTGCTTTTTGGAATTTCTGAGTAGGTAACATCAATGCAATATCCCATTCTTTAGGCTCAATGTATAAAAATTGGGATCTCACATGATCGTATAAATACATTTTAAAACATGGCTTGAATAATGAAAGATTAGATGCATTTTTTAAGGTTTGGTATGATATCATTAAACGAGTTGTATCATCATACTTTTTATTATTAGCTATCACATACAAAGCATCCATTAGTTTAGCCCTTAGCACTGGTTGAAGATAGTGTAGGTTAATACCGTAGAATCCTCCGGGGAATGTTGCTACTGGAAATATAAGAGGGAATGCATCCCAATACGGAAGCTCATCTTTATGTTTAGCATCATATGTGAACATATACATACGTCCCGGCATACATGTATTAGTGGCCAAAGCATTCCCAAATAGGTTATCTCTATTAGAAATCAATCTAGCAGCCCTATAATTTAATGCCTTATTACGAAACCAATCTCTTGCCTCTTTAGATTTATTAGGAAGAATACCCAAATCAGCGGCTTTTTTAAGCATATTACTATAGATATATTTACTGGTGGTAGTTGAAACCATTTAAAATCATTCCTCGTTTTATATATTTAGTTGATAAACCCACTGTTCTTTTCTGTAGATATAACAAATATCCAGCCTCGTTCATCACAGAATTTTTTACATGCATTCCATTTCGCCTGATTGATCATATACGTAGAGGCTTCTTCTAGATATCTTTTAGTTTGACGTTTAGGTTTAACAGGAGGTTTGGTATACTTATCGGGTTTAATCTCCATTACAATTTTATCACCAGCTTTATTTTCTAAGTAAATATCTGGAAAATATCTATGGCTTTTTTGGTCAATAGGATTAAAGTATACAATAGAAAATTCCTCTGATGCCCATTTTAAAACAGAAGGATCTAAATCTAATCTACGGAATACTTGTAGTTCCCACCCAGAGCGATATATAATATTATTTGGATTGCCCATATATTTATCGGGATTCTCTGGGGTATAACGGCCTTTATAGGTTTTATAGTTCATTTAATTTATCTCACATAAATACTTTATCCAATATAATATTTATAGGGAAAGCCATGAGTTCAACCACTATTACTGACCCAAATGTAGTAAAACAATCTTACAAGCCATATACTGGCTCACAATCGCATGTATTTCCGCCTGAATTAGCAAAATCTGCTAATTTTTTATCTATGAATATCAGATCATATCAAAATACTCCCGGAATAACTAGTGGAGGTTCTGCTCCTTCTGTATCAGGATATAATATTCACCTGCCTATACCATACGCAGGATTAGAAGATAATTTTCATATCGATTATGAAAATACTGCTAGAGATGTTTTAGGTGGTACAGCGGCTGCTGTTATGGCTGCGCTTCATAATAGAACAGTTGCAGGTGATCCCCATGCAGGATATATTTCTAGAGTAGAAGATGGTATAAAAAATAGTTATTATGGTGAATGGGAGGGTATATCTGCCTTTGTGGGATCAGAACTTCACGGGGCTATTTTAAATAAAACTGGCACAATCGGGCAACAAGCTGTAGGACAAGCTGTTAATCCTAATATATCTGTCTTATTTAAAGGAATAGGTATTAGAACTCATTCGTTCCGATGGAAATTGGTAGCCAAAAATTCTGCTGAATCTAATCAAATATACGGAATAATAAAACTTTTAAAAACGGCTGCTCTTCCATCTAGAAACGCTGGTAGTAGTTTTACTATCCTAGATTATCCAGATGTTGCATTTTTATCTTTGAATGGCCCTCAGGGTAACGGATTAATTACATTTGCAGGTTTTGGTTGCTTTATCGAAGATATTCAGGTAAGCTATGGTGGATCTACGAGTCCTGCATTCTTTTTAAATTCTAATGCACCAGTAGAAGTAGACCTTATGATATCATTTAGAGAACGTACTATTATAACATCGTCGGATATATCATAATGACAACGCCTTCTTATTTCGGAAATTTTCCTAATACAGTTTATAATGGAACAACTATTCCTAATATATTCATGCGAGTTAAATTTCTAGAAACGTTACGGCTGGCTTCATCTGTATATTATCCATATGTTATAGAAGAAGGAGAAACTGCTGATGGCATCGCATCTTGGTATTATGGTAGTCCCGTTTATGATTGGGTAATTTACCTAGCAAATAATATCATAGATCCTTATAGTCAATGGCCCAAAACATCTGCTCAATTTTCAGATTATATTATTAAAACATATGGTAGTATACAAGCCGCTCAATCTGAAATATTATTCTATAGACGAGAGCCAGATATAGGATATCTATCTCCTGATGGTAGTCAATTTTCATCTTCTCCGCAACAGGGATATAATGTTGTGGTAAATAATACAGATTTAAGAATAACTCCATCATCATATGCTACTATACAAGATCCGGCCAATTACTTTCCAGTATATGCGTATGATTATGAGAATGAACTTAACGAAAATAAACGTAATATATCACTCATAGATAAAAGTCTATTACAACGAATTGTTTCTGAATTATCTGGATTACTAAATGCCTAACAATACATATAATCCCGGATCCTTATCCAAGATATCCCTAATCATCACCAACTTTGATGGATCTAAACAAATAGACATATCTTCTATATTCGTTAATCTCTCTATTACTGAAGATATTTTCAAGAATACATTATACGGATCGGTTATTATCAAAGATGCAATCGGCCTTCTCGAAGGTGCGCCAAATAATCCAAATTTACAAGGCTTTCCTATAGTCGGAGAAGAATTCCTTTTGGTATCGTATACTCCGTTAAATCAAGATACAGTTAATTTAAGATTTATGGTATATTCTGTTGACGATATCGTATACGGAAAATCCAATTTTAAAAAACAGTACACCCTTAATTTCTGTAGTGAAGAACATCTGATCGATTCTACTACAGTGGTAATGAAAAGCTATACTGGCATTAATTCAGATAATGTTCAAAATCTATGTAAGGATTTCTTACAAATAGATAAGGTAGATATACCATATAAAGGACATGCAATTAAGAAATTCGATAAGATACAGCCGACCAGAGGCAACCAGAATGTTGTCATTCCTAGATTGCCGCCAATTCAAGCCGCACATTTTCTTGCCAGACGTTCTATTGCGGCAGATGCAGCGATGAATACAGGTACATACCTATTCTTTGAAAACTTTAAAGGATTTAATTTTTGTGATTTGGAATATCTTATCACCCAAGGAATAACAAAATTTAATTCATTTGGTAAATATACTTCTCAGACAGATTATCATCCTATGGTATACAGATTCGAAGATCCTATTGTGGTTGGCTCTACCTCTAAACAACCACAACTAAGAGAAATGAATGCCATTCAAGCAATGCATCAAAAACATTATTTTGATACTATTGAAAAATTAAAAAGAGGACTAATAGAATCCGATACAGTCCTATTCGATTATACCAAAGGAACTTATTCTCCTACCAGATATAGATATATAACTACTCTTGACAAAACCAATACCAATCAGGTTGGATTGGGTAATGAGACAGGAAACTCTTTTCCTACCAATAGTAATTCTTTTATGACATTTGCTACATCTAATAGCGATAATGTCGTTAAATATAGTAAATTTTTCATGATACCTAAAGATACAAGCCAACCAGACACATTTCTAGATACGATTTATCCTAACAGGGCATCATATTTTACAGGAATGGCCCAGAATATGTTTACTCTAGATACTTATGGGAATACCAAAGTAAATGCAGGTGATGTCATTTATGCCACCATTCCGTCTAGTGTAGATAATTCTCCTAATAAATTTATTAGTGGCTATTATCTTGTTTGTACTATTCGACATATCATAAGTCAAACATATTATCATATGAAAATGGATATCTATAAGAATGCTGTTGACACAAAACTACCAACAATGGATTTACCTAAATCAAATACCACATCTAACACAGGAAATTCTAAATGATTAGTGACCTTCAACATATTATGGGAGTAGATCATACTATATGGTATGTCGGAGTTGTAGAAAATAGAGATGATCCATTAATGTTAGGTAGATGTCAAGTTAGAATAATTGGTGTACACCCTGATGATAAAACATTAGTTCCTACCACAGATCTTCCATGGGCTATGCCAATTCTTCCTGTTAATGGATCACCGGCTTTTGCTGGCATGGGGCATTCTCCTGTAGGACCAGTTATTGGTACAACAGTTTTTGGTATATTTGCTGATGGTATAGAGCGCCAGCTTCCATATATGCTAGGAACGATTGCAGGCGGTGTAGGACACCTTGACGCAGGTTCTAGTGCATCACTAGGGGATACGTTATCAGGCTTCGTAGCGGGCTTTATTCCCACAGCTGCATCAACTGGCATGATATCCCGTGGAGCATTCTATGCTAAATTTCTATTACAGAATTTAAATAATGCAGGATTTAAAATAAAAGATTTTCATGCAGCGGCAATAATGGGAAATATTGCTGGCGAATCTGGTGTTCAAGCCGTGGTAGAAGGACATTTTGGGCATCCATCTGGCCCTCCTCCTATCAACAGTCATAATGTCGGATACGGATTTGCACAATGGACCAATAGTAGATTGGTTAATTATCTCAATTATTGTAGCCAACATAATAAGAACCCTCAGAGCGAGGATGCTAATATGAGTTTTCTCATATATGAACTTACAGGATCATTTAAAGGTATGTTAAATGCGTTAGCATCTGGCGGTACGCATAGTGCAGCTGGAAATCCTAACGGACCACATAATGTGGATAATATCATAGGGGCAACGTCCTATGTCCTAGGACAGTTTGAACGTCCTGCCTATAGATGTTTAGCCACTACAACACCTCGTCGCATAAATTATGCACAATTGATATGGGCTGGCATGAAAGGTACTGGCCAGCCAGTTAGTGGAACAGGAACCTATTCATGACAGATTTATCAAACACAATTAATAATATCATAACTTCTACAGAAATGGCAATAGTAGATATAGCATCAACAGATTTTCTTTCTGTTTTCGGTGGAGCAGGGAACTTATCTGTAAATAATCTAACCCAATATATTCAAAGTTTTACTAATACTATCCCCATTTCTACTGTAGAAACATATCCAACGCTTTCTTCCACTACTTCAGATGTAGACACTAATACAATATTATATAATCCAAACGTTAGTGTTAGAAGTGATATAACTGGATCAAATACATCTGCCAATGGAGTTGTTAATCCAACCACTAGATATGTCAATCCAATAGGTAATGAACCTCCTGTAGCGGGGCAGGTTAGCTATTATCCATATAATAAAGCTTATGTGAGTGAGTCAGGCCATCTTAAAGAAATAGACGATACTCCCGGTAATGAACGTTTGTTAGATCAGCATGTATCTGGTACATATCAGGAAATGAAGGCTTCAGGCGACCATGTTATCAAGGTGGTTGGTGACAGTTATACAATTGTTGCGGGCGCAGATCATATTACAGTTCAAGGTTCTATATTAGTTCATGGCGAACAAGAATGTAATATGAGAATAGGTGGTTCCATTAATATTATAACAGATGGAGGATGTAACTTAGTATCAAAGGGGGCACTAAGAGTTAGAGCTTCTAGTTTGGCTTTCGAATCCACATCTGGTGATATTTCATTCCTATCTGCTGCCAATTTAACTATGACAGCCGCTGGATCCACTAATATTAAAAGTCAATCGACAGCTATCCAAAGTGATAATATAACATCTATCAAAGCTGGGCAGAATTTGGTTATAGAAGCTCAAAAGATATCAGAACATTCTATGTCTGATATTGTCGCTCAGGCAAGCGGAGGAATTTATATGCAATCCCAAGGAGATACAGATATTATTTCTGGTGGCAAGACTGTATTAACAGGATCATCTATAGAAGTAGCCGGGATATTAAATGCACAAGGTCAAACTAATATGTTAGCGTCTGGTACTCCTGTTCAAGGACAAGGTTCAGCTAGTGGTAGTAGTCAATCCCCAGATCAATTTGTTCCAGCTCAATTATCTAATGGATCTGGTATAACTGGATCTAACAATCCAGATGACGTTTATATGATGAATGATGATGATACCCAATCTGCAATGACAGCTATTCAAACAGGTCTTAAAAATGGTACTATCCAATCTGCGGATCTTATACCACCTGCGGCTGGTCAATCAGATGCGGCTGGTGCGCCTAATGTCAATTTTAATGCTATTCCAACTTCTATTATTGCGCTGCCTAGTGGAGGTGCTTTAGATAATCTTCAGCTATCGCCTAATTTCACTTTGGGAAGACTTTCTAAACATGCTTTGGCAAGCCCTACATCAGTAGTAGCTCAACATGGGTTAAGTCAATTGCAGATGGTACAAAATCTTCAAATGTTAGCATTGAATTCTCTGGAATTAATTAAGAAAAAGTTTCCAGACATGCAGATTACAAGTGGATTTAGATTAGGAAGTTCTAATTCTCAACATGAACGAGGTATGGCATGTGATATGCAATTTGCATCTGCAAATGCAAATAGAAATCAATACTTTACATATGCTCAATTGATACGAGATAATGTACCATACGATCAATTATTATTAGAGTATAAAAATTCTGGTACTAAATTACCATGGATTCATATATCATATAATGGTGGAGGAAATAGACGCCAAGTATTAACCCTTTTTAACGGGCTAACACATGGGAGTGGGCTGATCGACCTTTCGGGTAGTTCTTCATAACGTCTTGTGCAGCTGCCCATGCAGTCTCAGCTTGCCTAGTATGGATGATAATATTTCCGATAGGATCACCCACAGATCCATGAATATCCTTGGCATAGACAGGATTAGAAATCAAGATAGTAATCGACATAATAAAATACTTCATGGTTGAACTCCTTATCAATTGATTTGGTATAACACCAATAGATTAATTATTGGTTATCTTATGCCAAAGAATTTTTGATGAAGTTATACCCCAAACCGAATTCATATTCGATATAATCATAGCCATAAAATTTAAATTGTTCTTCAAGTCCTTCTGCACAAATGAGGATTCGAATAGCGTCTTCACGACTATTGTTCATTGCATCACGAATAATCAGAATACGATTATTGAAATCAGCTTCCCGATTTTTTTGTTCAATCCGTTCACGTTCAATAGAAGCGTCAGAAATTTCACAAACTTCATCCCAAATTGCTTGCTTACCGTCATCATCAGCACTCTTCCACTGTTGCCAGAAATTAGAAGTAGGACGATATCCGTATGCATCCTTATGGATATCCGAAATAAGATTTTCATCAAAAGTGTGATTGGTCATAATGACTTCCTTTGCGTGAATATCCTCTTCTAATATATTTTAATTATAGTGTCAACATTTATTTTAAATTTTTGACTTCGATATAATCATATAGATAAAATCTAAAATCTTCTGCCAGAAATTAGAAATGATATTTTTATCAAAAGTGTGATTAATTATAATGACTTCCTTTGCGTGAATATCCTCATCCAAAAATATTAAATGAGGATTACCATTGTGCTTACACCATGCCAAAGCGACCTGTGCCTCATCGGATGTAGGTGATGATCTGGATCTAATTCTATCGACCGTTTCCAATAATTCTAATGCACCATCACGCATCCATTTTGGTAGATCTTCATTTGTTGATTTATCCAATAGTCTTTGTCTAAACTCATTATAACGTTGAGTTTGTTTAATTTCTTCGTCTGTCATAAATTTTCCTTAATAAAAAAGGGGAGAGATTTCTCCCTCCCCTTTCCCCGCCTATTCTAAATCAGCCCATGCTCTAATTTAGAATCGTAGAGTTGCCGTAGCAGCTACAGCATTCTTATGGGTAGATCCCAAATCATGATATTGGTATTGGGCACCTACAGATACCGGACCAACAACATTAACCTCGACACCGCCAGTGAAAACAGCTCCCTTAATGGAACGAGCATTAAAATCACGGAAATTATCATATGCCGCACCAGCATAAAGAAGCGCATGGTTATTCAATTCGTAACCAACTCGGCCACCAACGTTGATGTCAGAACGATCAAATACGTTTGACAACCCAGCTTCTACACCTACCGTAACAGGTCCGACAAGCTTTGCATCATATCCAGCTTCTACGCCATAATTGAAACTATGGTTCGCAGGCACATTTGTAACATCCTGATAGCCAGCTGTCGCTGTCACACGAGGTCCAGTAAAGCTATCTGCCATAGCAGGAGTTGCAGCAAATGCAAGGACAGCTGTAGCGATAGCAAACAAAATAGACTTATTCATATATTCATTCCTTTAATAATATTAGTTTAGTTTAGACTTAAGCTCTTCTGCCTTGGCTTTCCATAAGGCTTGGAACTTAGGATTCTTTGCCCTTGCCATCAGGTCATAGAATTTCGAAATAGTTTCTATAGGGTTAAACATTTTTATTTTCTCTGTTGTATTGTTCGACACTGCGCATGCCTGCGGGAGAAATAATTACTTGACCTCTTGCAGAATCTCCATAATCAGCAAAAGTCAACCAATGAAGATTTTCTTTTCCTACAAGATTTACAAAATCGGCCATTACTTTTCGTGTCATTCTAGGCAGATCCCGATATACCCAATCGATTTTATCTGGAAAGCATTCACGAACTAGAGAAGCTTCTAATTCATCAGACAGCTTCTTTAACTCTTGCATTTCTTCCTTTGTGAATGGATTATTACCAGCCATACAATTACACCTTTCGATTCCACAATATACAAAACATTTCTTATTGATTAACTCGGGTCCATACATTCTTTATAAATCCTTGATCTTACGTCATTTGCCGACATACCTTCCGTATCTAAAGAATTTAGAAAATTGGCAATATGATCCAATCCTTCATAGAGATAAGGTTTAGGTGTCTTACTAACATTTGCATCATAGATCTTTTTACGTAGACCAGACGAACTAAAATGATGATCACGAGAACAATAATGAATCTTAATAGGTAAATTAGCCCCTGTAAAAGTATGATTATGTTTGTAATCAGCACCAAGAAATCTAACATCAATTGGATACGTTGTCAAGATAGCATATAGATCATCTTCTGTTTCGTATGGAATAATTGTGGCACCTGATGCAAAAATACAACTACTTAATTGTAACCATCGTTCGAAATATGATTGGATAGGTCTGTTCTTCTCAGGGCGATCTATAGTGGGATCAGTATGCAATCCAATATAGAGGTGGCTACAATTCTCCCTACATTCCTTAAGCATTAGTAAATGCCCAGCATGTAAAAGATCAAATGAAGAAGCTATGAAACCATTTGTCATGAATTTAAAATCGCTTCTACCAAAAAGATAAACCCTACTGTGATCACTATAAGATCCATAGCACATTTAGTGATATAATATGCAATACGAGACACCATAGAAAACCTATGTATTGGATTATTCTTGTCGAATGTACGGGCTATATCACATACTCCAATCCACAACATTAAAAATGTAAGAATGTAATAAAATATCATCACCATTTGGTTAAAACCTCATATAAACTTTTTATCATATACTTAATAAGTGCAACAGGCCACCATACAAGTTCCGAAGTGGTCATAAAATTTCCAGCTCCACCAATTACGAGAAACAATCCAATTATAGGCCATGCTAAAGTCACAAGAAAAATAATCATACTCATATTTTAATTTCCCTTTTATTCACGGTCTATTGTGGTGCATGGCGAGTAGTTTGTTTTGCAAGAAAGAACATAATTCGAGGCATATAATTCGCAGCTTGTTTGAGTAAATTACGTGCCTCACATTCCCATTCCACCGCTTCAGCTAAGATTTCTTTGGTATTGGTAAGCTTGGCGTTGGTTATATCGAGTAATTCTTTAGCGTATTTTAGGGCAGTTATGCGGTGATCTGCATCTTCTCTGAGAGCTATCACGTTACGTTTAAGATGAGCAACCTCATACCGTAGTTCAGTAATCACGGTGGCGGCTCGTCCCTCATATGTTTTATCTGGTGTGGGCCAAGAATATAAATCGGTGCGTCCATCTAGATTGTCAGTTTGGCGTAGTGACTTCGCTTCGGCCATCATCTTACTAATTTCCGAAGAGGCAATAGCAGATAAGTAAAGTTGTTCCACCAGTGCATTCAGTTCATCTTCAGGCATTTGGTTAGTCATGGTTAGTGTCTCGTTCTACATCGTTACTGAGACGACCAAAAATAAAACCAAGAACCATAGCACTAACGGGACCAAAAAATGCATTCCAATTCATTGAATCGCCACACATACCCACGCCAGCAATTGCCATAAAAATTGGTGATATAATCATTGCCACGATAAAATATAATATATTCTTCATATCACTTCCCTTTATTTTGGTTTGTGAGAAAGGCTTTGGCACGTTTTAAATGATCTGATGATCCGGCAATAACACCTGATGTCAAGCATTCGATAATGGATACTGCTAATTCCAAAGTTGCTTCAGTATCAGTTAAACGATCCTCGGCTGCGATTCTGTGGCGGGCGAAGGCTTGGAC